TCTTGGGAACTAGTCAGATGCCAGTTCCCGCAAGATCCACATTTATACACTCTGCTGGGAACTTCGTGTCTACTGCTTCCCTTGCGGATTAGCCTCATTGAATGAGTGGCAGATTTGTACGACCCGTATGCTTTCTTTCCGATGCAGTGTTCACTCATCACCAACCTCTTTTCGATCTAAGGACAATGCCTGTTAAAACAAATACGGTCCCAACAACAAACATCCAAAACTCAACCATCGATTTCCCTTCTTAGTTTCATGATGTGATTCCATCCATCTTCATCTTCGTAGTCCTTGTCCCATCGATCCAGTGCATATAAAAGTGCTTGGATACGGTCATGCTGGGTTTTCTCATGCCTTGGCAGAGGATACCAAAGTTCATCCTCGACTATGCTCGACCAGTGTTGCAGGCAGTACGATCCATCGAGGACATTCCCGTCTGGGCTAGCATCTTCTTCTGCTGGGAGTCGGTCACTGGTAAATGTCCATTTATTCATTGCCACCCTCTTCCTTGCTAAAATCGCTAAAGGCTTGATTTTTATCCATCTCAGAGTTCAAAAAGTCAATCAGATCAAACCTTGAGACAGGAACCTCTATTTGTTCCACCTCGGCCATTTTCTCTTCCCTGCGTGCTCTCTTGTGGCGTGACAGTGCAGCATGTTTTGAACCTCTGTATCGCGACTGCCTAACTCCATTTTCATCCGTCCATCCTATCTTCCAGACCTGCATTCTCTTCTCCATGTAAAAACCAACCGACCAGATCAACCACTGGGGAGGGGTTGTGACCTGATCGATTGGTGAGTCGTTTCATTGAATTAATAGTATCTTCGGCATCGATAGTCCATGTCAACAGCAAAATCTCGCTGGAAAATCTTGTGACACCTGTGACTGTCACGCAGTTTTGGTCAAAAACTTTTGTCCTAAGTCCTTACACACAAACGACTTACAACCAAATTTCTGTTACCACTTGCATTTCCCCAAAAAACGGTTATCGTCGCGGTGACGCTTCGTTGCCGTGCGAATGCTTCGCCGTTTACGTTTGCGATCAGCAAAAGCAACGCAGCACGAAGGCGTCATGCTACGCAAGACGATAACCGTTTTACTGGGATGCAGTGGGGTAACGGTCGGGAATTAAAACTGCCACTAGAATTCCGAAGCGTCCCGAATGATGCTAGGCTTGTAGGGGCGTTTCTCGATCTCGATTAGTCCATCGTCTTGCATCTGCTTGCAGTAAGAGCGAATAGAACCCTCAGAGAGTCCTGTCTCGTCAGCAATGGCTTTGAGGCTAGTTTCAGAGTCCCTGCGGACTATATCGAGGCACAGGGCAGTGTTGACCTCTTTGGCGGACTGTTTCTTTGGTGGTGAGTCATCTTGCAACTCTGGGGTCACATCGGGTGCAACCATCCAGATCGGCCAATCAAACTCAGCCACGATTGGCTCAGGACTCTGCCCAGACCGAGTCAGCGCGTTGATGACGAAGTATGGGTCATCTCTGTGCGGGCGAATCGTCAGGATCGTATCAGCGGCACGATTGATTGCACCGGCTCCCGCGCCGACATCGGTAACATCTTTGCCTCCTTGAGCACCTTTGCTTGTGTGGTGGATGCAGATGACCGCTGTGTTGTTCTTCCCTGCAATCTGGTCGATCCGGTTGTACAACTGAGTCATCTGGGCGTTGTCGTTCTCTGATGCACCTTTGGGAAGAACTCGGTAAAGGGCATCAATGATGATAAGGTCGAACTGTTCCCCACCGATCTCGTCGAGCAACTTCTCTATCCCAGCAAGGCTAATGTCCATCCCACGCACACATGAGACTGTCAGGGCATCGTGAGGGTTGGCGGCCATGTTGCCTGCAACCTGCTGAACTCTCCAAGCAAGTTCTTCCCAGTGCAACTCGTTGTCGATCAGGAGCACCTTGAGGTTCTTGCTTGCTCTGTATCCAAGGAACTCCCTTCCGCATGCGGTGCTCACGGCAAGGTTGTACACCAACCAAGATTTACCAACTTTCGGTGCAGCAATGACGTTCATCACTTCTCCGGTCCTGATCAGCCCTTCGATGACGTAAGGTCTACGCAGTCCAGAACTGATGTCGGGCAGTTCATCGAATGTTCTGCAAAGAACACGTTTTGCAATCTCGTAGCTTGGAAGCTGGTCAACTCTGTTTTTAGTTTCAGGAACCTTGGCAAGCCAGTCGTCAACGCTTTCCTCGATTTCACTTGTATCGATCTGCGTACCAAACCCAAGGTCAGACGCATGCAATGTGACCTGATCTCTGTCCCAGTGGTTAATCAGCCTGAATGCTTCAAAGATGGTTATCGACGCATCGCTGGGAAAGACTGGGTCACTGGTAGAGAAGTTGCGAAGGATGTAGTTGCCCTGCTTACTCTTGCGTCCAAGTGTTCCAGAGATTGCAAACGAAGTGTCGGTCTTACCTGGTCGGGTGAACTCGTAGTGATCGACTTTGTGTTTAAACGAATAACCTTCCTGAGACATGTGGCTCTTGACATGCTCAAGTGCTCTGTCGCTCTTATTGAACTCGTCGCCAGGTCTATCTTCAGATGGCTCGATTACTGCCCTTGAAGTGTCAGTGTCTTGCGACCTGTCCGACAAGGATTCATGCAAGGCCGCTGTCATGACCGGAGCAATGAACTCTGACTCGCGTTCAAAGACGTAGCTACCTGCATGAGCATCGTGCGAACTCCCAGCAATGATGACCTGAGATCCGGCACTTAGGAAATCGAGTCCTGCATACTCTTTCGATGACTTCGGAAGCTTGATCTCTGGATCTTTCCAGAAATACAAGTGAGCACCACCAGATGGACTTTTGACGACAACGGTTGCTCTCTCGTAAAGATCCACTCCAAGATCGTCCGATAGTCTCTGCAACGCAGCGTACCCGTCTTTGCTTGGATCATGAGTATCAATGTCAATGACCAAATGCGTATCGTCGAGAATCCAGCCGACCTTGTTGTGGACACTCGGGTCAAACTTCTTTGACGCTTGGTCGTATCGATCCTCGATCTTTGTCCAAGCAGGAACCCCCGGTGACTTGGTTCCTTTCTTGATGCAAACAAGCCGAGCACCAATCTCTTTGTAAAACTTAGGTATCATTCTTCTCTCCATAGTTGTTGACAAAACAAGACCGTATACCTGCCAGATACTGCCAGTCAACCCGTACTTTTTGGCGAAACCTGCAAATTTGATAGAATGCAGGCTAAATCTCAAACGGGGTAAGGAAATGCCAGCAAGACGATTAGCAACAAAAGTCAAAGAAGAGAACGGTTCTTACAAGAAAGATCCGCAGAGGAAGAACCATCGCGAACCATCTTCCAGTAAATCAGAACCAACCATGCCTCGCCACCTTTGCAAGACAGCAAAGAAGGTTTGGAAGCAGACATGTGACATTCTCAGAGAAATGGGGATGCTCTCAAAAACCGACACCCACTTGCTTGAACACTACTCAATCACCTACGCAGAGTACCTCAAGTTGTATGAGATTGTTCAGCAAGAAGGTCACATTCATGAGTCAGGCAGTCGGATTACTCCAGCATCAACTGCAATGGGTCGTCTTGCGTCTGAGCACATTAAGCTTGTCACCGAGCTTGGGTTAACCCCCGCTAGTCGGGGTAAACTTTCCTTGCCTGACGGTGATGACAAAAAGAAACAAGCAGAGTCATTGGCATCGATTGTCGAGGCAATGAAACGCGATGACTCCTAACGAGCAGTACATCCAAGACGTTCTAGATGAAAAAATAACTGTCTGTCGTTCTGTACGTCAAGCTGTTGAAAGGCAAGTTCGGGATTTAGCAAACTCTGAAAATAAAGACTTCCCTTACTACTTTGACAGAGAGACTGCGAACGCAATCTGCCAGTATTTTCCAGTTGCTTTAAGGCACTCCATCGGAAAGCATGCTGGAAAACGGTTTCACCTAGAACCTTGGCAAGAGTTTTGCATTTCTGCAATCTTTGGATGGAAACGCAAGGACGATAATTGCCGCAGGTTCCGCAGGGCGTACTGGTCGATGGGACGTAAGAACGGTAAGTCATCGATTGCTGCTGGCATTGCGATGCTCATGGCATCTATCGACATCAACCCGTTCACCAACGATGCAGAAGCTAGAGCACAAGTCATCCTAGCAGCAACCAAGAAGGAACAAGCCGAGAAGGTGGTCATGGCCGAGTGCATCCGGATGCGTGAGCAGTCGCCATTGATTAAAGAAGGTTCCATCTACCAAAACAAAATCATTCGGTTCAACCACAACGGTGGCAACATATCTTGCGTAGGATCTGACCGTCCTTTCGATGGACTCAATCCAGTGCTCTGTGTTCTGGACGAGACTCATGCGTGGCGTAAAGTTCATCAGCCTTTTTACTCCACGATGCAGACAGGTTCTGGTTCGAGAGCACAACCACTCATTTTAACCGTGACCACCGCAGGCGATGACCGTAGTCACATATGGATTGAAGAAGTCAACTATGCCAAGCAGGTGCTTGAGCAAGCAGTTGATGACAACAGCCTATTTGTTGCTTGCTACGAAATGGACGAGAAGGATGATCCACTCGATCCAGACTTGTGGATAAAGTCCAACCCAAACATTGGCGTTTCTGTTTCAGCAGAGTTCCTTGAGCAGCAGGCGAAGCAGGCAGCGTCAAGCGTAACGGCCATGAACCGATTTAAGCGTTACCATGCAAACGTGCTTGTTAGCTCAACCGAACACATCTTTGATATGGAGCACTTTGCCAAGTGCTCCGGTGAACTGTCCGACTGGCGTGAGGCAGACGCAGTAAGTTTTGGAGTGGATCTTGGAGGCAGGGACGATCTCTGCGCGTATGCGGCAACGGCGAGGTTCCAGACAGACCAGAGCGAAACAGACGGAACGCCGATCTACAGGTACGAGTCAAAGACTCAGGCATACATCTCAGTCAATACAAAAAGAGATCTCCGAGAAAAGCCGTTCTGTGACTTTATTGACGATGGGCGAATCAGGATAACCCCTGCTCCCATTGCCGACCTCCAAGCAGACTTGATGAAAGACTACTGGGATCTCAACGGAACAGACGTTGCCATCGATCCCTATCAGGCACAGCAGTTTGGAGAGCAATGCACTCAGCAGGGCCTGACCATTGCCTCTATGGCACAAACAACCGCTCACTTTAATTCCCCAATTAGCATCTTTCGACAAGCATGCGCTGACGGGAACTTTCGTCACGATGACGATGTTCTTCTCAAATGGTGCTTGTCCAACGCAGTTGCTGTGCGGGATCGAAGTGATAGATATATGCTCGACAAAGCGTCGAGTTCTCAGAAAATAGATCCGCTAATTTCGCTACTTATGTCCCTCGCGAGAGCGACTGTAGCACCTGTGCGGGGAAAAGGAGACTGGTATGTCACATGAAATTAAAATGGCCGAAAGGCTTGGCAAGAAGTTTAAAGCATTGCAAAGCAGGATCTCTGATCCGGCAGCATGGTTGATCGAAGCATTCGGTGGAGGGAAGGCTAAATCAGGAGTCAACGTAACAACGAACTCCGTACTTGGGTTGCCTCCCGTCTGGTTTGCTGCTCAGAAGATCTCTGGGCATCTTGCAGGACTTCCAATCAATGCAAGGAAAAGCAGGCCTGACGGCGGAAGCGAAGTGTCAAGGACTTCACCTGGTCACAAGCTTTTGAACGTATCACCCAATCATCTTATGACTCCGTTTCAACTCAAAGAGTTGATGATGATTCATGCGTTGATTCTTGGTAATGGGCGAGCGTTCATTGATCGCAACAGCCTTGGTCAACCAACAGCACTCATTCCAGTGCTCCCCGAAAACTGTCAGACCATTTTGGTTGATGATCAGAAGTGGCATCTGGTCACAAAGAATGCAGGTATCTCAGCAAACCTTGGTACTGCTTTCTCCGAAAACGAATACTGGAAAGTTCCAGACCGTGACATGCTTCACATCATGGGCATGTCCTACAACGGTATCTGGGGCATGCACGTTATCGATGTGCTACGCGATGCGTTTGGCCTTGGCATTGCTGGGCAAGACGGATCTGCCTCTGCACTGAAGAACTCAGGGAGGCCAGGTATGGTGATAACAGCACCTCCTGGAATGTTCCGAAGTTCCAAAGAAGCTTCTGAATTCCTAGCTAATTTCGAGACTAAGCACGAAGGTGTTGAAAACAGTGGCAAGGTTGGTTTGCTTAGAGAAGGGATGTCTCTTAACACATTGCCAATCTCTGCATCTGATGCACAGTTCATTGAGCAACGTCAATTCCAGAGAGTTGATATTGCAATGATCTTCGGCCTTGAATCAATCCTTGGCGACGAGACAGGTATCACCTACAAGTCTATCACCGAACGTAATGCTGCGTTCATTAACGGATGCCTGAGTCGGTGGTTCTGCAAGTGGGAAGAAGAGTGCAACCGGAAACTGCTTCCTGAACAACTAAGAGACAGTGGTAACGTCCACTATGAGTTTGACACCACTCCACTGCTCAAAGGCGATCCATCGACGCTAGCAGACTACACTCGCAAGATGCGTGAGCAGTTTGCACTTAGCACAAATGAAATTCGCATCATGCATGGATTTAATCCTGTCGAAGGACTTGATGACGACTTCAGTAACGAACCTGCGGGTGAGTCACCCGAGTTACCCCCCGCGACCCCAGAGGAACAAGACGATGAAACTTGAAGGAACAGACGGAAGCATCACGATGCGAGGCATGATCGGTGACTTCCAAAATGGAGTCTCCTCCGATGACTTCATGGATCTCATGGCCGAGCAGACTGGCGACCTGACTATTCACCTCGACTCTGAGGGTGGGTGCGTTACCAGTGGTATTAGCATGTACAACCAGATCCGAGCATACGAAGGTGGTGAAGTCACGATTCACATTGATTCTCAAGCATGCTCTATCGCTACTGTGGTTGCTTGTGCTGCTGACAAGGTGGTCATGAACAGCAATGCGTTGTTCTTTGTCCACAACGCTTGGACGGTCGCTGCGGAGAACGCAAAGGGTTTCCGTCAGGTTGCTGACATCCTCGACATGCTCGACGAACAGATCTCTGAGGTCTACGCAGAGCGATGCGGTAAGTCAGCAGAGGAGTGCAAAAAGATGATGGATGATGAAACTTGGATGAACGCTGAACAAGCTGTTGAAATGGGTTTTGTTGATTCTGTCTATGCACCAAAAGAACGCAAAAAGACCGTAAAGGCTGAAGTAAAGCCACTTGCACTGTGTCCTGCTGCGATTAGCAACAAGGCCGATGCATCTGCAAAACGAATGAGACTTCGCCTGAACAATTTGTCGAAATAAAAAAATCTGTTAAAATTCCCCAACTTGTGGGTTCTCCCTTGACAAAAAAGGAAAAACATGTCTCGCGTAGACGCTATCAACGCTCGCCTGTCTGACATCGCTGATGAGATGCAGGCAATTTCGGATGTTGCACTCGAAGGCGAAGGTAGCCTTACCGAGGATGACAATAAACAAATCGATGCCCTCAATTTAGAGTTTTCTGGATTGGAAAACGAAAAGGATCGGTTCGTAAAAATTCAAGCAGCGAAAGACAAGATCGCTGCTGCCAAAATCACTCCTGCTGCTGTCGCAGCAATCACCGAACCTGACATTGAGAAAGAGGATGAACCCTTGATTCCCGCAAGAGTAAAAAACCAGAAGACCACTGTCTTCAACAGTGTTGAAGATGCATACCAGTCAGGCATGTGGCTTGCTGCACTTGGTGGAAGCCCAAAGGCCAAGCAGTTCCTTGCTAGCCAAAACGAAACGGACGCAGGTCGCGGAATTGAAACCGTGCCGACTCCACTGAGCGATGCGTTGATCAACCTGCTCAATGAGTATGGTCATGCACGAAAGCTTTGTCGTCGGGTTGCGATGGGTGCTCTGACTTGGACCGTTCCAAAGGTCATCGGTCACGCATCCGTTTCGTACCCAGCCGAAGAATCGGCATTGAGTTCGAGCCACATGACTTTCGAGCAAGCCGTTTTGACAGCGAAAAAAATGGCGGGGCTTGTAAAAATCTCATCGGAACTCGTTGAAGATTCCATCGTAAATATTGTGGACGAGGTTACGCGAGACATCGCCTATGGCATGTCTCAGGCAGAGGACAATTCGCTCTTTACTGGATCTACTCTTTACACGGGTGGAATTGAAGGCGATGCAAATGTTGTTGGCAACACTGTTGTTGGCGTTGGAAACATTGCACTGACTGACCTCACTGCTTTGGTTGCACTGCTTCCAAACTTTGCAGGAATCAATCGTGAGTGGACGATGAACCGAAGCGTGTTCTACGGTCAGGTGCGTGATCTTATCAACGCATCTGGTGGAACTGCGATGGGCGACATCGAGTCCGGTCAGCGTCCTTCACTGTTCGGTTTCCCTGTAAACCTTTGTGAGGCTGTTCCAGGTGCTGCATCAAGCACATCTGGCGACCTGCTTATCACCTTCGGTGATATCGGAACTAGCCACTACTTCGGTGATCGTCGAAATCTGTCCTTCAGAATCCTCGATCAGCTTTACGCAAATACCGATCAGATCGGGGTTCAGGCAACTCAGCGAATTGCGATTGCATCGGTTAACCCAGAGGCACTGGTCAAACTGACCATCGCGTAATCGTGACCAAGGTTAAATTCATAAAACCCCACCTCAATCGCGAGGTGGGGTTTATCACAGATAAGCTTAACGAGGGGGTTGTTACAACTCTTCTCTACCTTGGGGTTTGTGAAAAAGTCGATGAAGATTCCAAACTGGACAATCGAAAGAAAAACAAGTCCCGCAAGCAATCCAGTAAGCCTCGTAGAGGCAAAGCAGCACCTAAGAGTCGGAGGGACTGCTCAGGATGCGATGATCCAGCGTCTTGTGACCGCTGCGACTGAACAACTGGAAATTGATACAGAGCGTTCTTGGATCGCTCAGACGTTTGAGCAGCGTATGCTTGGTTTCCCCGAGAAGGGAGGCAGCATCCTGATTAACATGCGTCCTGTCTATTCTGTCGAAGAGATAACGTACAAGTACGAGAACAGCGGGGTAGCAACTGACGCAACTCTTGCAGACACTCAGTACGATGTCGATGTTGCCAGACGAAGAATCTTCCTAGCACCTGACGTTGATTCATGGCCGAGCACTGTCGAAAACAATCGGTCAGTGACCATTGCGTTCACCGCAGGTCAACCAAGTGCAGAGTGCGTCCCTGAGCTTGCGAAGCAGGCAATCTTGCTAGAAGTCGGAAGGCTTTACTTCGATCCGGCTCAGGAGAATCTGGTCAACACAAACGATGGAAGAAGCTACGAGGCAATTGTCCGCAAGTTAATGCGGAGTAGCTATCCATGACAAAACTGACTGGATTTAAACGTAAGCGAGTAGGTTTCAGAAACTACCTCGCTACGTTCCAAACGCAAAACCTGCAAACTGACTCATATGGGCAGCGGACGTATACAGAGGACTCCACATGGGTCACCAGCGTTAGCGATTGGCCTTGCGAGCTAATTAGCGTATCCGGCAAAGAAACGGTCTACGGCGATGCTGTGAGCGAGGTATCGACTCATGTGATTGTTGGCGACAAAGAGCAAGCGAAGAACGTCAGTGCAATCATGCGAGTAATGATTGACGGCGAAGAATATGGGATTGTTGCAACAAGAGATGTGTCTGGGACCAATCGTGAACTTCGGGTGGAGTTGAAAAAGTCATGAATGGAAACCAATACAGGTTGCTTCAGAATGCCAAAAAAGAAGCTTTGGCGATCAAGCGTGGAAAACGGGCAAGTAAAAAAAAGCAGTCTGGTTTTCAGCACAGCAAGTCAACTGACATGCTGTTCAGAGATCTCAGTTTCTTGATCACTGAACGTGTTGCAAGACCTGCCGCTCGCGCCGCTACGACCATTGTCAGGGCAGAGGCGAAGAAGCAGGTCATGAGGACTGGCGAGCGATCTCTGGACGCAGAGGGTTCTGTAAGTCCGCAAGGGCAACCCATTGGTAGGTCGCGGAGCACTGGGACGTTCGACAAGCTTGGCAAAAAGGCTCAGTCAAAGCGATGGGGGCCGAGGAGGACACTTGCAGACGCTATCATAGCTCGCAATTGGAAGGGTCGTCGGAGGGATGGTGTTGTAGGCAGCACTGCGGGTCCATCGCACCAAATAGCACCTCATGCACATCTGCTTGAGTATGGTGCTGTAATCATTCTCTGGGGCGGGATCAACAAAGACAAAAAAGGTGGCAACGGTAAGGTTGCCATGCGTCTTCCTCCAAGACCGTTTTTCAGGACTGCGGCGGACACCACAATGTCCAAGCAGCAGAAGAAGGTTGTGCAGATTGCAAAGCAGTGGGCTAAGAGGCTTGGTAAACCCGTGGATGTACCGGAGATTGATCGATGATGCTCCTTGAATATCTGCGTAACCAGCTTCTAACAGATGTTGATGTTGCGGCAGCAGTTGGAAGCAACGTGTTTTGCACAAACCCTCCGCAAGATGTTGCTGGGGAATATGTGGTCATTACTCAAATTAGCAGTTCTGCCTACGATGCTGTAGAATGCAACATGGTTGATTTCTTTGAGTCTCGCATTCAGTTGGAGGCTTGGAGTTACAATCAGGGAGAGTCGCAGAACACATGGAAAGCATGTAGGTCATCCTTCAAATCGTTCCCGAGGGGGTACGCGCAAGACTTGATGGTTAGGTCGATAGGTCAGAACAGCGGACCATCGACTGATGCATTCAAGCCTATTGATGGAAGCGATCTACATATTTATCGAACAATGCAAGACTTTAATGTCTGCTTCTCATTTACTTAGAAGGATTTTGGATCATGACTTATTTAGGTGACACTGGGCAAGGATCAACGATTGTTCTGTCCGGCGATGACGGGCTTATTTGTGCAGGATGTCCTCGCACGATTCAACTTCCAGAACTTTCGATGGAAGGCATTGATACAACTTGCCTTGACTCAGTTGGATTCATGCAACGTATTCCAGCAGACGTTGCTGACCCAGGTGTTCTTGAAGTGACGTTTATCTTTGATGCTGGAAAAGAAGAATTTGGTAAAGGTGCTGCAACATCATTCAATCTGTTTTCGTCTGGGTCGATTGTTGATGTAACAATCGCTCTACCTGAAAGTCGTTCAACGACTACGCAGGCAGCAATCTTTACTGCATCGGGATTTGTGTCATCTTTGGGCCTGCCATCTTTGGAAACATCCACTTTGATGGAATTGACTATTTCTATTCAAATGGACGGAGCATCCGGTCCAAACTTGACAATCGAAACTCCGATTGTGACTTGTTAGTAGTTGACCTTAATCGTTACGGGAGAAAGCGGTGGAAATTCAACTTAAAAATTTAAGCGGCAAGAACCTTGCCACTGGGCGTGAACAAGACTGCCACAGATATCTGGTCGTCTGCGACCAAGAGGTTGTGGGAGTCATTCACTACAGGCATACGAAAACTGTTGCTTTTACAAAGATCCTCGATCCTTTGAAAAAGCAACAGGTCGTTGAAGAGGTTGCTAAGATCCTAAACGTGAGTTCCTTGGACTCACGCGAGGTTCCAAGTATTCCTGATGAGTTACTAAACAAAGAACAGGGAGAAGAGTTCTATGAGTTTGACGAAGAAGAAACTGCTGGAGAAGGCAGCGATTGACAAGCCTCAGAAGCTTGCCAAAAAGTTTTTCGGTGAAGATGTTTATGTAAAACTTCCTAGCGAACTGAAGCGTTGCCGCAGGGCAGCACAGATGTTCGATGCGAAGGGTAATGCGAAAGACTCTTACCGAGAGCGTCATCGCGTGTACACGATCATTGATTGTGTTTGCGATAAAGACGGGAAGCTTGTTTTCTCTGATGCTGACACAGAGGCTGTTGCTAGCCTCGACTCCATGAAACTCGATGCGTTGCACTCTGCAATTCAAGAGTGGGTGGACAGCAAGGAAAAAAACGAGGAAGCCGGATCGCAAAGCTAGAGACAGAGTTCCAAAAGAACCACCGACTTCAGTGGGTCTTTAAAATATGCTCTGACTTAAGTATTGATGATCCGGTCACATGGATGAACAACGTAGATCCAGCAGTCGTTGACAGTTGGATCGCGTATCACTTGGCAGTCCAGAAAATGGAAGAGTCTGCCACATCGGGGGAGAAGCTTGATATGGAATCTGCCCGAGATCAACTGCTAGGAATGATGTGATGGCTACTGAACGAGTCGGTGCTCTACGATACGATGTTATTCTCAACGCATCATCGATGAAGAAAGGTGCAAACGATGCACGTTCAGCGTTAAAGACATTCCGTGACGGAATGAAGGGTGCGACCACAGATGTCGAAAGATATCAGGCAGGGATCAAAAACCTTCAGAAGCTATCAGCAGATGGCAGCATCACCCGAGAGCAGGGTCTTACGATCCTCAAGCAACTGAACAAGGAGCTAGAGAAAGCTGGATACAAGAAGGTTGCCCACAACAAGTTTGAGAAGACGCACCTCAAGATTTTGCAGGACGAAGGAAAGCAACTGGCAGAAAACAATGCGATAAGAGATCAAGAGCAAAAGAATGCTGCGTTAGCTGCGAAGCATGAGACAGATCGTTCCGTCAAACGCAGGAATCGAAGTCAAGCAGATCATCGCGCTGTGATGGACCGGCAGTTGCAGATCCAAAGGGCGAACGCTAAAGGCCACAGGCTTGTGATGCTCAACATGCGTGAACGCATGCGAGCTTTAGCGGCAATGTCTCCTGGAATGCAAGCTGGAATATTTGGAAACATTGCTGGTGCAGCGGGTGCTTCGGGAGCAACGATTGGGGCTGTTAGAGGTGCTGCCATGCTTGGTGCTAAATTCGCTGCTCCTGTTGCTGCTGTAGTTGGGCTTGGTCTTGCCGCCAAGTCGGCTATCGTTCAAGCGGATCGGCTGAAAAAAATAACAATTGACCTTACTGTCTTAATGGACAATAACGCAGACTCTGCTGGCAGGATGGTCAATCAGTTTCAGGAATTGGCAAGGAAGACACCTTTGTCTACTGCTGTCTTGGCAGAAGGCGCAAGGCAACTCCTTTCGTTTGGAAGAGCGTCTAGTTTTGTTGTAGATGATCTTACGAAATTAGCAACAATTGCTGGAGGTGACACTGAAAGGCTAAAGTTGCTAACCAAAGCGTTTGCAGACGTAACCGCCGCTGGAAAATTGCAGGGGCAAGAACTTCGGCAGTTCACAAATCAAGGATTCAACCCTATTAGGGAAATGGTTGATATGACTGGAGAAAGTTACTCTAAGTTGCGTAAGCAAATGGAAGAGGGTGGATTTACTGCTGATATGACATCAGACACATTGTCTCACGCTGCGGAGAGATATTCTGGAAGATTAGAAGCTTCCATGGACACGGTTACTGCGCAGTGGGAAAAGTTTAAAGGATTGATGGCAGAAATAGCTGCAGAAGAAGGCGAAGCAACAGGGTTGCATTCTCTGGCGGTTATATTAATGAAAGGACTTAACAACTTTGCTGCCAACGCAAAGCAAATGGGCGATAATGCTGTAGATGATGTTGCAGAGTTTGCTCGCGGGGATAGGTTCACTCAAATCCTTACTTCTTTGGGAAATGACATTCGTTATGCACTAGATCCTGACCAAGTTTTCCAAAGACCTGGTAAAAAGAAGCAAGGGTTTTTTGAAAACACAAGAAAGACTTGGTCTGACTTGAGGAAAGGGATTAAGAAAGGCTCTGTTCTTACCAAAGAACAAATCCAAGATTCAAGAAAACAATCTAACTGGACGAAAAAAAGACTTGACCTAGAAGAAAAGTATTCTGAACTGCTAGGAGAAGAAACTGGCAAAATGGTAAAGATAAGGCATGAGCTTATGGGATTAAAAGATCAAGACTTGATGCGGGTTGAGGCAGCAAAAGATCTTCGCGATGCAATTCGACAGGGAGGCGATA